AACAAAAGATAAAGTAATAGGAAACATAAATGCTTTAATGAAAAACTGTATAAATCCTATTAAAGATAAATTTCCTAATATAATAATAACATCAGTTTACAGATCAGTAGCAGTAAATAAAGCTACAGGAGGAGTAGAAAATAGCCAACATATAGCAGGAATGGCTGCCGATATTACTGATTTAGGTAAAACTAAAACCTCATCAATATTTAATTGGATAATAAATAATATACCTGAATGGAATCAACTTATTTGGGAAGCTCCTGAAAGAGGTTTATTTACTGATAATCCAAAAAACCATTCATGGATTCATATATCATATGAAGAAGGTAATAATCCTAAAACACAAAGTGTTTATTCTTTAAATGAAAAGGTACATACACATTATAAATATCATGATGGAGTTTATAAAAAAGGAAATTATACTCATGGAATTAAATCTGCAAACCAACACATAATAAATAACTTATAATATGTCTTATATACCCCAAAATCCTAGTACATATCAAGGAAACCAAGTATTAATAAATTCTGATAGATTAGTTTTTAATGCTAAAAATGATTCTATTTTATTGTTTTCAGATAAAGCTATAGGATTTAGTACAAATGGTAGTTTTCATTTTGATACAAGTAAAAATGACGATAGTAATTTTATAGTAAATTCTCCTAATATCTATTTAGGATTACGTTTTAATAATACATTAGCAGAACAACCAGCTGTTTTAGGGGATAAATTAGAAAGCATACTAACAGAAATATTAGATTTAATAGATGATATAACAGATGTTATTGAAAATAAAATATCTTATACTACAACAGCAGCAGGGACCCCAACAGGTTTAAATCCTTTAAATTTTAGTGCTTTTATGGGTACTAGGTTTCAAATAAATTTAATTAAAAAGGATATAGAAAGTATAAAAAGTAAAAAAGTAAAACTAGTATAATGTCTACTCAATTAATAAGAAATTTAATTACTACATCAATAGATAATGTAATATCTCAAGCAAAAATAGAGCTTAAAAATGAAGGAAAGAAAAAATTAGCTGAATTAAAAGAAAAAATACCAACAACTGATGACATAATAGAAAAACTAAAAGCAGAAATTTCAGATGATTCTTGTAGTGATGAAGGTAAAGAAAAATTTAATGAAATTTATTTGTCTATATGGAATCCTCTCACAGACATAGAAAAAACATTAACAGATATTTCTTCTAAGTTAATGGAAATAAAAGGAAAAGCAGAAGGAATAGTACTACCTACAGGAGTTACATCTAAAATTCAAGGAATAACAGATACTTTAGAACCTATTACCCAAGCATTACAAAAAATAACATACGCAGCCCCTATATCCTTAGCTGCTAGTTCTGGTCCTGCTGCAAGTGGAATTCTTATATCAACTTTAACAACTAAATTAGGTTTTGCAAAAGCAAAAATAGCAGAATATACTGCCTTATTTGCTTCTATACCAAATATGATGGATAGATATAGAAATAAAGCCTTAAGTATATTAGGAATAATAGACCAATTAAATGAGTTTGTAACTATTGCAACTGATGAAATTTTAAAAATAAAATCTCTTATGGTTTATATAAATTTAGAATTTGAAAAAGCATGTGAAGAACACAACAACCCAAATAATACTAACCCAACAAATGTAGATGGATCTATTAATGTTGATGAAGTAATGAATGCATTAAATACAGGAAATACTAGTAATTTAACTTTAGCACAAGTACAAATAGCAACACAGATAAATTATAATAATACATTAAATCAATTAATAGCAGAAGGTAGAACAACAGCTATAAAAAGAATATATGCATTAGATCATCAATTTAAATTCCAGTATAATATTGCATTTAAAAAAATTAATATATAATTAATAAGAAAACTAAAAATTTTTATATTTATAATAAACTAAATAATAATAATGAAAGCAAAAACATTCGAAAAATTACTTAGAAAAATTATTCGTGAAGAAATAGATTATTCTTTACGAAGAGAAATTAAAAATCTTAAAGAAGATTTACGTGATGAATTAACCCCAACTATTACAGAACATAAAGAAAGAATGGTTGAGGTCCCAGATAATCCAATATCTGAAACAGCAAAAAATTCTTTAAGAGAAAAAATAATGGGTTCAAACCCAATGCCTAAAAAACCTATAAAAAAACAAAACTTTGTAGGGGATAGTACCCTTAATGATTTATTAAATGAAACAGCACAAGGAGATACAAACACACAGTCAGCTATGGCTCCTGTAAGTTTATCAGAACCTTTTGCTTCAGGTGCACCTATGCCTACGGATACTACAGGTATGCCATCTGAAGTAGCAAATGCAGTAACAAGAGATTATAGTGATTTAATGAAAGCAATAGATAAAAAGAAAAATAAATAATGGCTATAGCTTTACCAAATATTAGAAGAGATTCAACGTCTTATAATCCTAATAAAACTATAGGAGTAGCTTTTCCTTTAGATGATAAAAACATGTTTTTTGGAACTTTAACTGCTAAACAACAAGCAAAAGCAAATCTATTAAATTGTTTATTAACATTTCCTGGAGAAAGACTTATGTTACCTGAATTTGGTGTAGGTTTAAAAAAATTATTATTTGAACAAAATATAGATTTAGATAATTTAGAAATGTTAATAAAAACACAAGTAGCAAGATTTGTGCCTAATATTTCAATTGCTAATGTAGCTGTAAATAAAGCAGACGATTCAGAAACTTTAAATGTATTAGTAGTATATAGAAATCTAATAGATAATACAGGAGATGCTATTCAAGTAAATTTTGGTGATGTAATAACTCCTGAATATTCAATATAAATAAAAATGGCTTATAATAAAATATCAAATAAAACACAAGAAAAAGAAATAAAATATTTAAGTAAAGATTATCAACAATTTAAAAACAGCTTAATAAATTTTACTTCAACATACTTTCCAGATAATTTTAATGATTTTAGTGAAGGTAATCCAGGAATGATGTTTTTAGAAATGGCGGCATATGTAGGAGACATATTATCTTTTTACACTGATACCCAAATTCAAGAGACATTTTTAACAATGGCTCAAGATAAACAAAATTTATATAATATGGCGTATGCTATGGGATATAAACCAAAAACAACAACGGCCGCTTCAGTTAATTTAGATTTATCTATATTAGTGCCTTCAAAATTAGTAGGTGGATCCTACGAACCTGATTATGATTATGGTATAACAATAGAAGCAAATTCTACATTTTCTTCAAATAACAATAATGAATTTTATACTACTAAAGATGTAAGATTTAATTTTTCATCATCTTTTGACCCAACAAATGTTAGTATATACCAATATGATGGTTCAAATAATCCAGAATATTATTTATTAAAAAAATCAACCCCAGCAATATCAGGAAAAACTCAAACAAAAAATTTTCCTGTAGGAGTAGCTACAAAATATTTAACACTATCTTTATTTGAAAAAAATGTAATATCAGTAGAATCAATTACAGATTCAGATGGTAATGAATATCATGAAGTACCTTACTTAGCTCAAGATACTATATTTGAAGAAGTAATTAATAATGCTGCTAATGATCCTTCATTACATCAATATAATCACCAAACACCTTATCTTTTAAAAATGAAAAAAGTACCTAAAAGATTTATAACTAGGTGTAAACCAGGTAATATACTTGAAATTCAATTTGGTGCGGGTACATCAGATAAATCAGATGAAGAAATAATCCCAAATCCAGATAATATAGGTTTAGGAATTAAAGATGGAAGATCTAAATTAGATAAAGCATATGATCCTTCTAATTTTTTACACACAAAATCTTATGGAGAAGCACCAGCAAACACAACACTAACAGTTAAATATTTAGTAGGAGGAGGTTTAAGTTCTAATGTAGAAAGTAATAGTATAACAAATAACCAACAAATAAATTATCAAAACAAAGTAGGATTAAATAGTTCTATGTTAAAATTTGTAAAAAACTCATTATTATCTACAAACCCAGAAGCAGCTAAAGGAGGGGGAGGAGGAGATACTGTTGAAGATATCAGACTAAATACTATAGCTAATTTTTCAGCACAACAAAGAACAGTAACTAAAGATGATTATTTAATTAGGACTTTAACTATGCCTCCTTATTTAGGAAGAGTAACAAAAGCTTACATAACACAAGATGATCAGATATCTCCTTTAACTAATGAACCAAATAGAATACCAAATCCTTTAGCTTTAAATTTATATACATTAGGATATAATGCTGATAAAAAATTAACAACATTAAATACAGCTACAAAAACTAATTTAGCAACATATTTAGAACAGTATAGAATGTTAACAGATGCTGTAAATATAAAAGATGCATTTATAATTAATTTTAGTTTAGATTTTGAAATAACTGTATTTAAAAACTTTAATAACCAAGAAACATTATTACAATGTATAACAGATTTAAAAGATTATTTTAATATAGATAAATGGCAAGTAAATCAACCTATTATTATTTCAGAAATAAAAAATTTAATAGGGGCAGTAAAAGGAGTACAAACAGTAGAAACAGTTACTTTTAATAATGAAGTAGGAGAATCATCAGGTTACTCACAATATAGATATGGGTTTGAAACAGCTACTAGAGAAGGAGTTATATATCCTTCATTAGACCCAAGTATTTTTGAATTAAAATACCCAAATTCAGATATTAAAGGACGTGTAATAACATATTAAAATGGCATATTATTTTTTATTTCCAGAAAAAGACACAACACTGTATAGTCACCCTGATAGATCAACTTTAAATGCAGGAAATGATGAAATACTTGAGATAGTAAAAGAACTAGGATCAACAGATCAGTATTATTACCCTTCAAGAATATTAATTAAATTTAAAAATGAAGAAATACAAAATGTAATCACAGATACTATAGGTAGTTCTACATTTAATAATGGAACTTCAAAAGTAAACCTACAACTAACAGCTATAGAACCTAAAAATTTAACATCTACTATTAATTTATCAGCTTTCGCTGTATCTCAATCATGGCATGAAGGAACAGGAAGATATAATAACTTACCTACATCATCAAATGGAGCTTCTTGGAAATACCAAGATAATTCTATTACAAAAACAGAATGGACAACAAGTAGTTTTGGCACAGGAGGGGGTACTGGTTCTATTAGTTCATCTTTAATAACCCAAGGAGGAGGAGTATGGTATACAGGTAGTAATTATTATGCAACTCAACAGTTTTTAGCAGGAGATGATT